GAAATTGAAGAAACTGTACTAATCCTTGCACGTAGACAAAAAGCAAATGTAATGTTGGTTGGTGATCCTGGCGTAGGTAAAACTGCTATTGCTGAAGGACTTGCGGTTGAAATCGTAAATGATAATGTACCAGAGTTTATTAAGGATAGTACTGTTTATGCTCTTGACATTGGTGCTCTAGTAGCAGGTAGCAAGTACAGAGGTGACTTTGAAGAACGTCTTAAAATGGTCATTAATGCACTTGAAAAGAAAAAGAATTCAATTCTGTTTATTGACGAAGCACACATGATGAGTGGTGCAGGTGCTGGTGGCCAAGGACAAGCAAATGATATGGCTAATATGCTAAAGCCTGCATTAAGTAAAGGAACAATTAAAGTTGTTGCTTCAACTACTTGGGAAGAATTCCGTAAACACTTTGAAAAGGATCGTGCATTGATGCGTAGGTTCCAACGTGTCACAGTTGACGAGCCAGATGAAGAAACTTCAATTGATATTCTTAAAGGTATTAAGAAATATTACGAAAAACATCACAATGTTAAGATTACACAAAAAGCAATTGAAAATGCTGTTAAGTATTCTGTAAAGTATATGGCTGATAAAAAGTTGCCAGACAAAGCAATTGATGTTATTGACCGTGCTGGTGCTAGATTTAAAATACTAGACAAAAAAGAAGGAACAGTTGATCACGACGAAATTGTATTTGAAATTTCTAAAATGACTGGATTACCTTTAGAACAAGTTGCGGCAAAAGACAGTGAAAATATGCGTGACCTTGAAGGTGGTATGAAAACGCAAGTATTTGGACAAGACGAAGCAATTGATAGTTTGCTTGACAAAATTTATATTGCTCAAGCAGGTTTGAAATCGCTTAACAAGCCTGTCGGCTCGTTCTTGTTTGTAGGGCCAACTGGTTGTGGTAAAACAGAAACAGCAAAAGTTTTAGCCAAAGAAATGGGAACACAACTTGTACGTTTTGATATGAGTGAGTTTCAAGAGAAACATTCTGTTGCTAAGTTTATTGGTGCACCTCCAGGCTATGTAGGCTTTGAAGAAGACGCTGGTCAACTTATTACTAAATTGCAAGAACATCCTAACTGTATTTTACTGTTAGATGAAATTGAAAAAGCACATAGAGATGTTTCTAATGTATTACTAGGACTTATGGACAATGGATTTGTCACAGGTTCAAATGGTAAAAAAGCAGATGCTCGTAATGCTGTTGTTATTATGACATCTAACTTAGGTGCTAGAGATATGGAAAAGAACGGCGTTGGTTTTGGTAGCCTCGAACGTGAAGGCGAAGATGATGATGCAGTAAATGATTTCTTTGCACCAGAGTTTCGTAATAGACTTGATGGCATTATTAAGTTTGGAAAACTTGATAAAAGAACTTCAGGACTTATTGTTGATAAGTTTATTAAAGAAACAAACGACCTTGTTAAAGACAAAGGAATTTATATTATTCTAACAGATGCGGCAAAAGATCATTTGATCAAAAAAGGATTTAATCGTAAAATGGGTGCAAGACCATTACAACGTGTTATTGATCAAAGTATTAAAAAGCCAATGTCTAAAGAAGTTTTATTTGGCGATCTTGTAAGTGGGGGTAAAGTCACAGTTGACTACGTTGATGGAGAAATTAAATTGAATGTAGAAAACTTCACACTTGAACACAAGGAACAAGACGTTGAAAGCACAACACACGAATAAACTGTTCTTTAACAAATACCTTTACAAAGCAACTGTGTATTGCCCACGCATTGCTTTTATAAGATATCCCAAAGACAAAGTTTTTTCTGCATTAACTAAATCTGAAAATTTTAACGAGTTTTTAGCCAAAGGCGGAAATACTCTTAAAAATAGATGGGACCAAACCCGTCCTAAAGATATGTGGGAAAATAGATTTACAATATACAAGATTATGCAAATGCGTGAAAAACTGTATTCTCAAAATACAGAATTTACAATGCGTTTGGAAACAAGTCATTGCGGATTTTATCTAAATGATAAAGATTTGTTTGATGATATTTGTAAACAGTTTAAAGATATTGTAGTAGATATTTCATGGCCTACAGATGAAAAACACGGAACTTACTTGTTGAATAATCCTACACATGAAATTGTTAACAATTATCCGCACGGCAAATATCGCTATCGTATTAATTTAAGAAATAAATTCTTAAGCAGTGATGTCAGACAAGGATTTAAAGATTGGATTAAAAATTATCCTGATTTGGAAATTACTGATATAACATTAAATTCAATCAAAAACGGTGGGTATGATTTAAATGGTAAATTTTTATACTCGACAAATAAAGATATTATGTTATTATTACAAATGTATCTAAGCGATGCGGTTAAAAGCATCACAGAATTCAAACTAAGAAAGGAACTTTGATGCAAAAAGAAAACATAGTACGAGAACTAATTAAACGAAACGTTATTACCGAAGGAACAAATGTTCATGCTGTTGTGACAGCAAGTGGATTAGGTGGTCAACCAATTAGAATCCAAAAGCAAGTTTTGATTGGAAACTTAGGTCATACATCTGCAAAAGGTTGGGATCGCTGTGATGCTGGTAAAGATCACTTATATAAAGTAAATTACAGTGATATTAATCTAATTGAGGGCATGGAAATTGCTAGAATGGCCCAGGCATATAAAATCAAAATCAAATAAATAAAAGTACTATGCCAGAACAAAGTACAAATTTTCAGTTTACAATCAACAGTGCAGAAACTGCCCAAGTTGATCACCCAGGCGATAGCACGGTTGAAACATACACCAGTGCTAAAGTAAAAGGCGACGGCTACTACAAAGGCGGTGACGGAGTACATACATACGAAATCAAAGTTGACGGGTTTTACGGAACAGTTAAAATTGAAGCAACTTTAGCATCTGAACCTACCAGCGACGATTGGTTTGATGTATCAGGAACGGAACATACAGCCGATCCTAGCGATAGTACTGTAAACAGAACAGGCTCTTATATGTACAATTTTACAGGTAATTTTGTTTGGCTAAGAGCAGTTATTTCTAATTTTACAGATGGAACAGTTAATCATATAAGGGTGAATTACTAATGAGTGAACAACATTTTGTAAGGCTTATCTTTAACGAAGATCAAGGCGAAAACTTTATTAGAATATTCGCAGGTGCTATGTCACATACACTTGACGAGTGTTTGTTAGAATCTGCAGAAGACCAAAAAATCATTTTTGAATCTTATAAAACAACTGAAGGACATTACGTTTACGAAGTTGCTCTTTCACAAGAACTAAGCAACCAAAAAGCAGACGACATGGCTGACATTATTTCCAAAACTATTACTGGTGATTACGAAATTGAAGTTAGCGGAAACGGCTATAATCTCCAATAATAGTCATTTTGGTAAAATTAACCAACAGTTGTAGTTGACTTTATACACATTCTTTGCTATTATAATATATGTAAAACACTTAATTGTGAGTGTTTTTTATTAAATGTCAATAGGAGAAAACATGACTAACAATTCAAAAACTATCCAGGCTAAAGTACTTGCTTCATTACAAAATGGTAATGAACTAACTGCGGCTCAAATCAAATCAAGATTTGGTGCAGGAAACCCAGGTGCAGTAATTCAAGCACTACGTTTCAACGGTTTCCCAGTATATCTTAACACTGTTAAAGATAGCAAAGGTAGAGTTTACAAGAAGTACCGTTTAGGTACGGCTAGCAGAGCGGTTATCGCGGCTGGTTATAAAGCAATGGCAAAAGGCCTAGTTGCTTAATTAAACTTGAGGTATAAGGCCCCTTCGGGGGCCTTTACTGCTTTATAAAGGATCAATATGCAAAATAATCAACACCTACCTGAAAAAATAGAAGTTAATTGTACAGATAATGGTCAAACAGTACAAGCATACTTAGATCGCTATGTAGAGAAAATGTACATAGATGTTATTATAAACACCGTAAAAGTGCGTTTATCGTACAAAAATAAAGACCTATATGTAGGTCACATGGCTGGATTAGAATTCACAGCAAACACACCAGAAATCACAGAAATCAAACCCTTTCGAAGATAAGTCCTCTTGCATAAATACTTCAGTAGGAGTATTATAATATGGACACTATGGACTTTAGAAAATTAATAAACAAAATTGATGGCGTTCAAACAGAAGCCAAAAAAGAAGTTAAACGCAAACAATATAAGACAGCATCAGAAGTAATTGCTGATTTGCAAGACGCTGTATTTGCTGAACCAAGCAAATCACAGATCAAATACAGCAGTGCTAATATTCAAAAATTTACAGATGCTAAAGCAGAAATTGCGTACAAACTATCAGAACTATCACAACTAATTAAAAATAACGACGACCTTTCGTTGTTTTTATCCAACGTTAGCAACATGATACACAATGACAAGCAAATTGGTCCAGGCTTAGTTAAAGTTGTACAAGCGGCGATGGAAAGACATAAAGATATTCCATTAGAAAAAGATCCAGATTCAGAAGTTCCATATGATGACTCTGACGATGATGAATTTGAATCACAATCACACAGTAATATTGCTAAGGCAATTGAAGAACAAAATCTAGAAGAAGAATTTAAAATCCTTTGGGATGAAGAGCCAAAGAAACGTGGCGGCGGAATGTATCAAGCAATTGAATATGCAAATGGTACTAAAGGTTATGTTCCTATGGCTGTTGATGGTCGTCCTATTTGGACAGGTTCAGTCCGTGACAGATACATGGCTGACAGATTAAAAGACATGGGATTTGGTTTACCAGCATACTCATACGGAAAAGACTTTGATGCTGACTTCCAAGGAAATCCAGCAAATTATGATCAAGGATCAGGCGAGTATGTAGGAACACACAGAAAAGTAGGTAGCCGTTGGGTAGCACTCGATCAATATAAACATTGGAGTAAGAGTGATGACGGAAACTTCTATACTGATAGAAGTGAAGCACTTAAAGATGTAAGTTTTGCTGAATGGAAACAAGCAGGCGACATTAGAAATATCAATCATGAATTAAAAATGTTAGCATTACAGATTCAAGCAATTCCAATGCGTGACCAGAAAGAAGCATATGAAGCAATTCTAACTGTTAACAGAGCATACCGTGGTGATGCTCAAGCATTTGAAGATATGACAAGAATGGTTAACTCAGGTGTAGACATTCAAGTTATGATTGCGGCGGCTGGCTTTAGAGGCAAGAGAGCATTACAAGATCTTGCTAACAACGATGAAATTGAAAAGGCATTACAAAGTAAAGCACACGCGGCTAAACTAGCAGATCTTGAAAAAGAAGAAGCAGAAGAAAAAGCAGTAAACATCATGGGCGGCAAAGCAGGTACATTTGGTAAAGATGGTATGACTGGCCAAACAAGATACAAAGGTGATATTGGTTTAGCAAAAGATGCTGAACAATCGCAATCATCTTCTTCAACACAATCAAGTAAACCAAAAGTGAATCAAATGCCTGATGTACAATTACAAGGTATGTATGAAAGTGAAAATCTAACAGAGTTTGACTTTCTAAAAAAGTTATTTGGAAAAAAGCCTGAACAAAAACCTGCAAATGGTAAACTTCCGTTTGGTGGTGAAAGACGTATTCAGTCAAATGGTGGCACTGTAAATTTTAACATTGATAAAAACAAGAACAAAACTCAATGGAGTTATCAAGGTAAAGAGTATACAATTTATGCTACTGATGAAGAATTAGATAAATTTGAAAACAGCCATCATAGCAATGGTTGGGAAATGATTTCAGGTACTAGAGAAAAAGTAGTTTCTAAAGATCCTAAGCCTGTAGAAATTAAACCTTACACACCTAGCGGTGACGATTCAGCAATGTTTAAACCAACTGATGCTTCTGCACCTAAATCAGGTGTTTATGCAAAAGATGCACAAGGCGGGGAAACACGTAAGGGTGATCCAGATATGGTTGCACAGGCTGAAAAACGTTTTAAATCAAAAAAACTTGATCCAAATAGTGATGAAGCAAAAAAACTATTTAAAGATCTTGAATTAGAGAGTATTCAAAACGAAGGTGATAACATTTATCATCCTTGCACTAAATCATTTAAACATGATAAGTTTGGTGAAGGTGAAGTTATTCATGGCGAACACACATTAAGTGAAGACGGAACAGTCACACACTACGATGCTAAATTTGTACGTGAAGACGGATCACAATTTATTGTTAGAAATATTCCAGTAGCGAACATGAAAGAGTGTGTTGTTGTAGAACACAGCCACCCAGCAAAGAAAAAGAAAAAAGTAAAAGAATCAATTGAACAAGTAGAAGAAGATATTTGGTTTAACGATTTAACAGATGTCACATTACACGGTGATGAATTTTATGAAGCGTTTGGTTGGATTGGCGAAAACGATGAAAACATTGAAGAAGCAGAATACCAAGGACGCACAGTTAAACTAAACAAACCAATGCGTGGCGATGTTAAGAAGTTTAAAGTATATGTTAAGAATCCAAAAGGTAATGTAGTTAAAGTTAACTTTGGTGATCCTAACATGAAGATTAAAAAATCAAACCCAGCAAGAAGGAAAAGTTTCCGTGCTAGACACAACTGCGATACTCCAGGTCCAAAGCATAAAGCACGTTATTGGTCATGTAGAAAATGGTGATGAACAATGCTATTAAAGGAACTGTTTGACAATAATGTATCACAAGATACGCCAGATGTACTAGTAGACGATATTAAGTTTTATATCGAACACAACGACGACTTACACAAAAATTATTTTTTAAAAGTAGTAGACGGAATTAAAAAAGGTCCTGCTACAGACGCCAACGAATGTTATTCGTCGTTTATGGAAATGGTTGAAGAAGGTTGCAAAATGTATCAGGAAGAATACAAACTACCTGGTAATATAGAAGAAATTTATACCAAAGATCTAAAAGAAAAAATTTGTAGACAATTTGCGGAATCACAAATAGAATTAATCAACAACGGCGAATACGATCCCAAGGAGGAATAAATGAGAATTGACGAAGTTGTCAACAACAGGACAGCCGTTATTGCTTGGGGTAGAATGAATCCTCCTACCATTGGACATCAAAAAGTTGTTGATACTGTAAAATCAACAGCACAAAAAGTAATGGGCGACCCCATTTTATTTTTAACTAAAACCCAAGACGCTAAAAAGAATCCATTAACATTTGCAGAAAAGTTTCATTTTGCAAGTGAAATGTTTAATATTCCTATCAATAGAAATACTAGTGTAAAAACTATCATACAAGCATTACAACTATTACAAGGCGACGGATATCGCAATGTTGTTATTGTTGCAGGTAGTGATCGTGTACAACAATACCAAGACCTAGTTGACAAATACAATAACACTCCTGATAAGTCAGGTGAAATACCGTTTGCTTTTAATGCTGTTAAAGTTGTTAGCAGTGGAGAACGTGATCCTGATGCAGACGGCGTTGAAGGAATGAGTGCAAGTAAATTAAGACAACTTGCAGTTGAAGGAAACTTTGACGGATTTAAACAAGGTGTTTCAGGTAATGAAACTCTTGCAAAACAAATGTACAATAGGGTTAGACAGGCAATGGGTATTCAAGACGAAACAAATGAAGAAGCCGCAGGAGTTGGTATTCTTACAAAACAAAACACAACTAAGGATGTTAAGAAAGGCACCCTTAAAAAAATGATGAAGGGGTTTAGATTAATATGAGAGCAAGACAATTTATAAATGAAGGTAAACAAGAAATCATGCATATTGTTAATGCAATTAAAGATGTTGCTGGCAGAGTGCAAGAAGTAAGACAATACCTTGAAGGATTAATAGGCAAACCATTAGATCAAATTAGTTCACAAGACATCTACAATAATGTTATTCAAAACGGTGTTGCTTATGCACGAGCAGGGGCTAGAATGGGTGCTCGAGAAATTCAACGTACAGGATACAGTGTAGGAATGTTGCGTATGTATTTGACATGGAATAAAGGCGACATTGCAAAACAAATAAATGCTTACTTGCCAAAGATTATGCAACTTACAGATTTAAATGAACCTACTGGTCCAAGTTTTGATGCTAAGAAACGTATTGCTGTAGAGATGGATATTTCTGTACAAGACATTGATGCAATTATTCAAACATATGATCACCTAGCATCTAAATTTCCTGAAGCGGCAAGACTGTTTGAAAAAGGCGATTTAGAAGGTGCATTAGATCAAGTTATTGCAAGAATGCTAAAAGGTCTATAATGACAAAAGAAGAACTACAAAAACTTGCAGGGATTACAAACACATTTAAAGGATTATCAGAATATCAAATTGATGAAAATCCTAGTATTACTGCTTCTAAAATAAAAGCCAAAGAAAAGAAAATGGGTGTTAAACCTGGAGATAGTGAATGGTTTAAACTTTGGTTTAGCAGACCTTTTATGACAGGACATAATGGTTTTAGAGGGCGTAAGAAAAAATGAAGATTACTGAAGTATTAGTAGAACGTGATCAACCAGGCATTATTGCTGGTGAAATCTATATTGATATGGATGGCGTTCTTGCTGACTTCTTTGGTGCTTGGGCAGACTTAATGAAAGTTGACAAGTGGTGGAACATTAACAAACATCATGACATCGACGATGCACTACAAAAAATTAGAGACACAGATGACTTTTGGCTTAACATACCCTTAACATCAAATGCTAAAAATTTATTAGAACTTATTAAAAAAGTTAAAGGATCATATAACATTTGCTCAAGTCCTTTACCTGGCGATCCTAATTCAGAACCACACAAACGTGAGTGGATTAAAAAGAATCTTGCGTTTTTTCCACCTAAGAACGTTTACATTACACATGAAAAAGCACAATTCGCAGTACAAAAAGACGGTACTCCAAACATCTTAATTGATGACTACGGTGTTAACATTCGCAAATGGGAAGCCGCAGGCGGCAAAGGTTTTAAACATAAAGATCACAAGTTTGAAAGAACTGTAAAAAGAGTAATGCAAGGTGAAAGTATAGAAGAAAACTTTGCAGACGGTAAAAAAAAGGGTAAAAGTCGTCCAGGTCGTGTAAAAAAGTCTGGTGCTAGTTGTAATGGATCAGTCACTGATCTACGTGCTAAGGCTAAAAAATACAGTGGCGAAAAAGGCAAAATGTATCACTGGTGTGCCAACATGAAGAGTGGACGCCAAAAAAAGGGTAAATAACAGTATGAAACTAACAGATGTTGATAGCACTATTAAATTAGAAGGCAAAGATAAGCCTATTAAACCACGTGATCCTAACGCACAAACAATGCAGGATATACGCCGTAGTGGTGCCGCTGGTGCTCACAAAGATAAGACTAAAGTTATTCCACGCAAAGAAAAGTATAAAAAAATGGACGAAGCAGATCCAGCAGAACTTGGTTCTATGAACGATAAAATGAAAGATGTGCTTGGTAAAGTATATCAAGACGATGAAGCAGAAAAACAAGCAGAAATTGATCGTGCTGAAAAAATTAGACAACAGCAGGTAAAAGATTTAGGTCCTGAAGCAATGGACGATTATATTGCTAAACTAAAATCACATGATTGGACATATCAATACAGTGATGACCATCGTGTGTGGAAAAAAGGACAAGAAGAATCACAAGCAATTGGCAGTATGATGAAAATACTAGACCCTGATATGAAAATTTATAAAAAGTACAGTCCTTTCCACGATGAAGAGAAAAATGAAAACACAATTTTTAACGCACTTAATAAGTTAGACGAAATTGCATCACCTGGTGCTACAAGTGCAGGTAATATTGCAACAGTAGCAAGTCCACATCTTGCTATTGGAGACAAAAAAACACGTAAAAAATACGGCTCTTTAGTTGGTGCTGTACCTAACCCACCTAAAGCAAAAATGCAAAAACCAACAGATAACGCACTAGATATGAAAGGTACTTCAATATTTGGTGGTACATTAAAAAGGACATAACAATGAGCGACAAATACGACGAACCAGCATCAAATTACGAAGCAGAAATGCTAGATAATCAAATTGCTTTTATTAAGTATGCCGCTGATGAAATTCGTGATCACGTACACAGAGGTGGCGTGTTTCCAGAGTGGTTTCAAAACAAATTAAGTGGCGTACATGAAAAGATCAAAACACTTCATGCATATATGGAAGGTGAACGTCAACAGGAAAAAGAACGTAAGGATATGGTTTCTATGAAAGACCAAGAAGATGATTACTTTGAAAGTCTTGGATTAAGATTAAAAGAAGCACTTACTCCTCAAGAAATTGATCAAGCACTTTCGCCATACGAAGCAAAACGTAAAGCACTACAAGACATTCAAGCAGATCCAAATACAGATAAAGATCCGGATCTAAAAAAAGAACTAGCACGTAGAGTAGCACAACTTAAAAAAGAATATCCAAATGAATCAAAAGACGATCCATGTTGGAAAGGCTATGAAATGATTGGAATGAAAAAGAAAGGTAAAAAAGAAGTACCTAACTGCGTTCCAAAAAAGAAAAAGTAATGAGATATTATGAAATTTACAGTGAGGCCTGGAGTAAGAAATATAAAAAAGCAATCAACTGCAATAATCCAAAAGGGTTTTCTCAAAAGGCGCATTGTGCAGGACGTAAAGCAAGACAAGCAGGAAACAAAACAAAATCAAAATCGGTGAACTAATATGGACTTTAATAAAATACTAAACAAATTTAACGATCTTGGAATTGAAGCAAAACCTCTTGTTCCTGATGCACCTGATGCAGGTAAAGCAACAGAACAAACAACTGCTTCAGCAGATAACCCACAAGCACACGCTCGTATGATTGAGCAACAACTTAGAGGCAAACATATTCCAGGCGTTAGTGACGTAAGTTCAAACGATATTGCCGCACTTGCAGGTGTAAACAAATCTACACAAAGACCACAACCTGCTAATCCTAATCCAAATTCAATGTATACAAAACCGGTATCAGAACCCGTTGTACAACCTACACAATCTTATACTAGTGATATTGAAACAAGACTAGATAGTATTGAAAGAAAACTAGAAAGCATTTTTGAATCAATGCAAAAAGAAGGCGATTTAAAAATGAAAAGAGGATCGTCAGCAGAAATACTAGCACACGCGATGTATGACCTTGTAATTCAATCACAGGATAATCCTAAGATTATTGATAAGATCCAACAAATTTATAAAATGGCAACTAACACAGATGTAATATACGATAAAAAAGGTGATACATTTACATTTCGTAAAAATCAACAGCCAGAAAAGAAAGCAGAATCTTCGTTATTTAAAGAGTACTTAGATTTTGTTGAAAAGGATGTATAATGAGATTTAAAGAGTTTGATCAAAAAAATTATGCTTGGGGTGATGTAAAAGGTTCATTAGATAAACAGTTTGGTCACAATAAAGATACTAAGACGCAAACAACAGGACAACAAACTTCACAAATTCTTGCAAGATTAAAAAAATGGATTGCTGGTGCAAAAGCCGCACTTACTTCTGAAAATGATCAAGCAACACAACAGCAAGTTGATCAGTTAAAACAAACACAAAAAGATTTTGAACAAGGTAAACTACCACCAGACCAAGCAATGGAAAAGTTTATAGGCATATTAGAAAAAATAGGTCCTGTAGATAAGTTAGGCAAAGCAATAGATATGTTCTTGCCAATGCTTAAAGGTATGCAGGGTATGTCACAAAAACCAACAGAAGAACGTGATTTACAAAACACCATTGATGCACTAGAAAGATTCCGTCAGAAATTAATGCCCAACCCAAGTCAAACACCGGGTATAAACGTCTAGTAGTAATACTAAATATTCAAAAGAAACACAACCCTAAGAGGATTATATGGCCTTTTTAGTACATAACCTACCGCCTATCGAAGTATATGTAAAAAAAGAATACCTATACGATCATCAAAAAGGCCACGGCGAACTAACTCCAGGTATATGGATTAGTATTAGAAGCATTGAAAGTAAAGCATTATACTTTGAAACACTACTAACAGAGTACGGTGCTCTTTATGACAAACTACCTATAAGTGCATTTGTGTGGAAAGAAGATTATGACAAAGATAATCAACTACCATTAGATACTTTACAAATATGGGATTGTTTTGACTATGATATTACAGTAATTAAAAAACCTATGTTATGTGACTGCGAATTTTTTGGAAAAGACAAACAGATGCATAAAGGCGAATATTTGTTTACCTTAGATACTTGCCATCCAGACAACAATAGATTAAACGTTAATTTTTCAGAACACGACCCAGAACATAAAACGTTTAATGTCATTAAATTAGATAACGGACAATTTGCGGCACAGCCAAACAATAGAATTATTTGGACAGATCAAAGTTTGGTCACAAACGATAGATTAATACCAGACTTTAAAGTTTGTACACAAAATTACACAGTAGAGAACACACCAAAGTGGAGTGTAGGACATACTGATGAATGGCAGTACAAAACGGACGAAGAAAAAGCCACAAACAACGATAATTCATTGACAAGTGAATAAATTTCTTATATAATATTAAAATTAACAAAGGAGGAACCTATGAGTTCAAAAGTATTTGGCCCTGAAGAAAAGGCCAAACTAATGCAAGTCATTAACGACGGAGTCAATGTTAAACAAGAAGTTCAAGATCTTACTGAAGGTCTAAGAGATACTGTAAAAGCAGTAGCAGAAGAACTTGATGTTAAACCTGCATTAATTAACAAAGCAATTGGTATTGCACATAAAGCAAATTGGCAAGAAGTCTACAGCGACTTTGACGATCTAGAATCTATCATTACTATTACTGGCAGAGACAAGTAATGAAGCGAGTCAAAGATTTTTGGCTCGAAAGTTATCATAGTGATCGCATAGCATTCTACTTTGAACTTTTAAGTTTTATTTTTACCGTAGGAGCAAGCCTTACACTTGCATTTACGGCAGACGCTCCGGATATGCGTTATGTGTATCCTGGGTTTTTTATAGGTTCTCTAACGGCAATCTATGCTTATTATAGACGTAGGATTGCATGGCCAGTTTTACTGACATCTTACTTTGCTGTTGTTAATGTTTTTGGATTTGGAGTAGCAACAGGGTGGTGGTAAAATGGTTTGGATGTTATTATATATCATTATTGAATTAGATACAGTTAATGTAGGACAAATGGGAATGTTCAAAACAATGGCAGAATGTTTTGAAGCACGTGATGAACTAGTATTAGCAGTTGGCAAGGATGGATATTTTCCAACTAATCAACAAGCAATATGTATTAAAAGTGATAAAACAATATGAGTATATGGGAAAAAGTAAAGCAGTTTTGGATTAGAAGTTATACTTCTGATAAGACAGCATTTTATTACGAAACAATCGCAAGTATTTGCGTATTCACATCAATGACTTGGATCAGCGTCACAGCAGATGCTCCGCCAATGCATTTGATTTATCCTGTAAGTTTTACAGGTGCAGTGTTTAGTATTGTTGCGTTTGTAAGACGACAAGTAGGCTGGCCGCTTGTAATGACAAGTTATTTTGCCTGCTTACACGTATTTGGTTTTGGTAGAGCAATGGGTTGGTGGTAATGATTTATTACGTTGATATTGACGGTACTATTTGCGATCAAGAACTAGGCAGACATTACAGTTTATCAAAACCTTATAAAGAAAGAATAGAACATTTTAATAAACTGTTTGATGAAGGACACGAAATTCATTATTGGACAGCAAGGGGAATGGCAACTGGTGTTGATCATTCTGAACTTACTATCAAACAACTAAAAGATTGGGGTGCAAAGTACACAAGTGTTAATTTTAAGAAACCAGTGTATGATTTTTGGATTGATGATAAAGGCCAAAATGCAGAAATGTATTTTGAGCAAATAGAACTTGACAAAGAATGGAAGTAATGTTATATTGTTATTAACTAAGGAGTTATATGGCAATAGACATTAGAAGGAACTACGAAGGTAAAGATGGCCCCTCTAAAGAAGAACAGCAAGAAAAATTAGATAAGTTAATGCAAGAATTTCTTGCTAAAGGCGGTAAAATACAAAAGTTAGAACCCGGTGCGGCACAAGGTGCTGGTGGATTAGATAGAAGACCACACTGGACTGATGCAGAGTTAAAAGAAAGATATAGAAAAGAAAACGGAATACCTGATCCAGAAAAAAAGAAAAAAGGCAGAAAAAAACGCAAGGCAAAGTAGTACGATAAATACTACGATGAAGGTACAGTTGGCCATAAGCAACATAATTTGGTATTGTCAGCCGAAAGTGACAAACAGGAGAATAAATGAGTTATGTAGATGCTCTGTGGGACAGAGACAAAGATATTATCAAAGTCGTTGAACGTAATAAAAACGGCGAAAGAGATTTCCGAGAATATCCAGCAAGATATCAATTCTATTATAAAGATCCTCGTGGTAAGCACAAGTCTACTATGGGCGATACAGTTAGTAGAGTAGTATGTAAAAGTTGGAAAGACTTCCTTAAAGAACAAAAAATTAACAAACATCGCGGACTATTTGAAGCAGATGTTAATCCTGTATATCGATTGCTTGAAGAAAATTATTTAGGTATCGATGCTCCAACACTACACGTTGCGTTTTTCGATATTGAGGTTGACTTTGATCCTGAACGTGGTTATAGTTCACCTGAAGATCCATTTACAGCCATTACAGCAATTACAGTACACTTACAATGGTTGAATAGTCTTATTACATTAGCACTTCCTCCAAAAGGTATGAGCATGGAAGATGCTAAATTTGCTGTAAAAGATTTTGATAATACACACTTGTTTGAAAGTGAAGCAGAAATGCTTGACACGTTCTTAGACTTAATACAAGACGCAGATATCTTAAGTGGTTGGAACAGTGAAGGTTATGATATTCCTTACACAGTTAACCGTATTACTCGTGTACTTTCAAAAGAAGATACAAAGCGGTTTTGCTTGTGGGATCAATATCCAAAGAAAAGAACTTATGAAAAGTTTGGCCGTGAGCAAGAAACATACGACCTTGTAGGAAGACAACACTTAGATAGTTTAGAATTATATCGTAAGTACACATACGAAGAACGCCACACATATCGACTAGATGCTATTGGTGAAATGGAAGTAGGCGAACGTAAAACTGTTTACGAAGGCACACTTGATCAGTTATACAACAATGACTTTAAAACATTCATCGAATATAACAGGCAAGACGTTGCACTACTTGATAAACTTGACAAAAAGTTAAAGTTTATTGATCTTGCAAACGAACTTGCACACGCAAACACTGTATTGTTGCCAACAACAATGGGTGCTGTTGCTGTGACAGAACAAGCAATTATTAACGAAGCACACCATAGAGGTTTTGTTGTTCCTAATAGAGTACACAGAGAGCCAGGTTCAGAGCCTGCGGCTGGTGCGTATGTTGCATATCCTAAAAAAGGATTGCACGATTGGATCGGCTCAATGGACTTGAACTCACTGTATCCATCTGTTATTAGATCACTTAATATGGATCCAGCAACTGTTGTAGGACAACTGAAGCCAGAATATACTGAAGAAATGGTACGTAATGAAATGACTCTTAAGAAAAAGTCATTTGCGTCAGCGTGGGAAGGTCGCTTTGGAAGTCTTGAATATGAGTTTGTCATGGAAGAACGTAAAGACAAACAAATTACTGTTGTATGGGAAAACGGTGAAGAAGATGTAATGAGTGCGGCAGAAGTTTATAGATTAATATTTGAAAGTAATCAGCCGTGGATGTTAAGTGCTAACGGTACTATCTTTACTACAGAATATGATGGTATTATTCCAGGACTGTTAAAGCGTTGGTATGCAGAACGTAAAGAAATGCAGGCAAAGAAACGCCAAGCACAAGAAGCAGGAAATAAAGTTGAAGAAGCATTTTGGGATAAACGACAATTGGTTAAGAAGATTAATCTTAACTCTCTTTATGGTGCTATTCTTAATCCTGGTTGTCGCTTTTTTGATCCACGTATTGGGCAGAGTACTACACTAACAGGTAGAGCCATTGTTAAACATATGTCATCAAGAGTTAATGAAATTATTACAGGTGATTACGATCACGTAGGCAAAGCAATTATTTACGGTGATACTGACTCTTGTTATTTTAGTGCTTACACAAGTTTACGTCCTGAAATTGAAAAAGGCGATATTCCGTGGGATAAAGATAGTATCATTGCACTATATGATCAAATTTGTGACGAAGCAAACAAATCGTTTCCACAGTTTATGAGTGATGCGTTTCATTGTCCTAAACCAAGAAGCACAGGTGTTATTGCCGCTGGTAGAGAAGTTGTTGGTGAAAAAGGATTATTCATCACAAAGAAACGTTATGCAATTCTTATCTATGATAATGAAGGTGCAAGAATGGACGTTGACGGTAAACCAGGTAAAGTAAAAGCAATGGGTCTTGATCTTAAACGTAGTGATACTCCTGTGTTTATGCAGGACTTTTTAAGTGAGATATTATTGGCTGTGCTAACTGGTGCCCAAGAACCAGAAATTCTTGATAAAATTACAGACTTCCGCACACAATTTAAAGCAAGACCTGGTTGGGAAAAGGGTTCTCCAAAACGTGCAAACAACATCACAGACTATCTTGCTAAAGAAAGAAAATTTGGTAAAGTTAATATGCCTGGTCACGTAAGAGCAAGTATTAACTGGAACAAACTAAAGGAGATGAACGGTGACAACTATTCAATGAATATCGTTGATGGTATGAAAGTTATCGTTTGTAAACTAAAGAACAATCCAATGGGATATACCTCGGTTGCATATCCTACAGACGAACTAAGAATACCACCCTGGTTTCAAGAACTTCCGTTTAACGATGACGAAATGGAATCAGTTATTATTGATAACAAACTAGGCAACTTGTTAGGCGTTTTGGATTGGGATATTAAATCAACCGAACAGAAGAATACATTCAACAATTTATTTGACTTTGAATGATTTTTTAAGTATAATATGTATAAGGAACGGAGAAAAACATGAAAGACATATTGCAAGACATTGTAGCACATACACACGCACTAGGTTTTCTTAACATTGTTAAGGTAAACGGCGATGATGTACAAACAGGCATCGACAGCATGGCAGAGGATCGCTCTGTAATCATGCAGGCAAATACTAAAAATGCTCAAGTAGAAATGAAGGGTACATTTGGTATGCCTAACCTAAATAAACTAGATGTGCATTTAAAATGTCCAGAGTATAAAGACGGTGCAACTATTGATGTTGTACAAGCAGACAGAAATGGTCAAACTATTCCAGTAGGTATTCACTTTGAAAATGCCGCTGGTGATTTTAAAAACGATTATCGTTTTATGAACGCAGAAATTATTAACGAAAAACTTAAGACTGTTAAGTTTAAAGGTGCTCAGTGGGACGTTGAAGTACAACCTACAATGGCTAGTATCCAACGTTTTAAATTACAGGCAACTGCAAACGCAGAAGAAACTGTGTTTACTGTAATTACAGATGGTACTGACCTTAAGTTTAAGTTTGGTGATGCAAGTACACACGCCGGCGAATTTGTATTCCAGCCAGGTATTACAGGTTCACTTAAAAATGAATGGGCATGGCCAGTAGCACAAACTATGGCTATTTTAAATCTTGATGGTGATAAGACAATGCGTATTTCAGATCAAGGTGCAATGCAAATTGCTGTTGATAGCGGTTTAGCAAGTTATGAATACATTTTGCCTGCACAAAGTAAGTAGGAGATAAATTTTGAGAACTGACTTAACAGCAGAACAAAAGGACTACGCAATATATCTTCCGGCACTTAGTGGCTTCTATGCTACGTTTATTGGTAAGCAACGTCGCGAAGAATATGTAGATAAGTCACGTATTCCTTTTCCTAATAACGATATGGAAGGTCTTAATTGGCTTAATCGTCAAAAAGGTATCTTTCAATATCATTGGACATTATATTCGGCAGGACACGCAGAACTTGATATAAACAAGGACGCACCTAAAGAACTTATGGTGCGTGAACGTGATCGTGAGAATAGTTGGCTGTTAGGTGATTCAGGTGGTTTCCAGATTGGTAAAGGCGTATGGGAAGGTGATTGGAAAGATCCTAACTGTCCTAAAGCACAAAAGAAACGTGAGCAAGTTCTTGCGTGGATGGATGCTTATATGGACTATGGTATGATCCTTGATATTCCTGCTTGGGTATCTAGATCTGAAGCAGGTCAAAAAGCAACAGGCATTACAACTTATCAAGAAGCAGTAAATGCCACACGCATTAACAACGACTACTTTATGAAGAATCGTACAGGTGCTTGTAAATTCTTAAACGTACTACAAGGTGAAAATCATGCTGATGCAGAAGATTGGTATCAGCAGATGAAGGACTACTGTGATCCTAAGAAATATCCAGACACACACTTTAATGGATGGTCGATGGGTGGACAAAATATGTGTGACGTACACCTTGTTCTTAAAAGATTAGTAGCATTACGTTTTGATGGATTGCTTGAAAAAGGAATACATGACTTTATGCACTTCTTAGGCACAAGTAAACTAGAGTGGGCAACGCTCTTAACTGATATTCAAAGAGCAGTTCGCAAGTATCACAATGAAAACTTTACGATTACATTTGACTGTGCTAGTCCGTTCCTAGCAACAGCAAATGGTCAAATCTATTGTGAACTTGAAACACAAGACAGAAGTAAATGGGTATACAGAATGGTACCCAGCATTGACGACAAGGCTTTAGCAACTGATACAACACCATTTGGTCAAGCATTTGTACGTGAAGGCAAACACACTAGTTTTAAAGATTCGCCAATTACACAAGGACTAAGTGCAAAAGATATTTGTATCTATGCGCCAGGCGACCTAAATAAAATAGGCAAAGAAGGAAAAACATCATGGGATAGTTTTTCTTATGCGATCCAA